CAGCGGTGCCTCACGACGTAGTGAGGCGGCTGAATTTGCTTTGGTCCGCATGAAAGGTGAAAACCAATGAAGATGACCATGGCGTTGAAAGGGTGGTTGGTGGAACACAAAGGCGTCGCGAAAGATGCCGATGATGACACCTTCCGCAAAGCCGCTACTGAGGCACTGCTGGACGGTTCCCTCACGGCGGAGAAGTTGGCCGAATTGACGGCCGACAAGCAAAACGAAGAGGCCAACGAGGTGGTGGCGAAGTTGAACACCATCGTCGACACCCTTGCCAGATTGGCTGAGGCTCAGGCTGAAAAGACGCCTGAGAAGAAAACCGAACCGATGGTGAAGGTAGAGAAGAAGGTGGAGCCGGAAACCAAGACGGTTGTTCCCTCGCTGCCCGAAGACTTCACCAAAGCGATCGGTGAGATCGGTGCGTCGCAGGGAAGTGCTGCGGCTCCACCGCGGGTGAAGGGTGCCCACGAGCGGTATTCCACCACCAAGGGTGTGAGGATCTATCCCAACGAGACGAAGACCGGTCGGCGACACCCGATGGCCGGTGAACCAATGCGTCGGTTCAGCGACGACACGCGAGAGATGGAAACTGCAAGCGAACTGGACAAGGCAGCTATCGGATCGTTCTGCAAGTTCTTGTGCCAGAAGGCCCGATTGGGTGGCAGCAGGACGTTCGCGTTTCAGACGCTGCCGGAGCACGACAAGGAACTGCTCCAGTATGCGATGGAGAACTTCCACTGGGGTGGAGCTTCGGATGGCGGTGATTACTCCGACATCAAAGATCGGGCGCTGACGCCTCGCGAGAGGAAGGAACTGATCGACGATGCTGGCAGTGGTGGTTTGGAAGCTGCCCCGATCGTCTTCGACGATCAGGTGATCGCCGCACCGCTGCTCAATGGAGAATTGTATCCACTGGTCACCGTGGTTCCGTTGGATCGCGGCCGTCGTATCGAGGGTGTTGTGCTCGGTCAAGTCACGGGAACTTGGGGTGGTGTAGATGCCACCGCGATCCCGCTGTTCAACACGACTGCGTTCGTCACGGCGTTCAACACCACGGTCTACCGATGGGAAGGGTCGATCCGGATTGGTCTCGATTTCCTGTCTGACACGCCCATCGACTTCGGCCAAGCAGTCACGCAGCAATACGGTGAGCAGTTGCTCAACGACTTGGACGATGTAATTGCCGTCGGCAACGGTACCACGCAACCGGAAGGCGTGATGATCAAGGCGGGTGTCACCGCCGTGGCTTTCGGAGGCACCGATACGATCGGTGCTTATGAAACTTTGCGGTTTGGTGTCACCAAGCAAGAGCACGCCGGACGTGCTGCTTCTGCCGTGTTCTGCGGAACGGAAACGAGCTACCGGCGGGCCAGGGCGTTGGCGGTTGGAGCCGCCGACAATCGACGGCTCGGCGGAATGGACTACAGCAGCTACAAGTGGATGGAGCACGACTTCAAGCTCAATTCGAGCTTGACGAATGCTCAGATTTTCTACGCGATCATGTCTCGCTACCGCATGTACCAACGGCGGGGCCTGACGATCACGACTTCGCGCGAAGGGTCCACGTTGATCACCCGCAACGAGCTGTTGATGGTTGCCACGGCCCGGTATGGCGGACAACTTGAGCGTGCTGCTTGTGCGGCACGGACCACCACGGCCGGGTAGTTGTTGGTTTCCCTGGGGCCGGACCAGTCTCCACCGGCCCCAGGGAGTTTTTCACACAGATGGAGACCACCACAATACAAAATTCCCAGTGAAACCACCGATGGAGACATTGTTATGCCAGTAGTAGCAACAAAACCTACAGAAGTGATCGTTGCCCCGTTCGGGATCGAGATCGACACGCCGAGGAACTCCGACGTGATGTTGAATTCCATCACCGGTCAGCGGTTGCGTGGAGCCGTGAAGGCTCGTGCAAACGTCAGGATGCTGCCTGGAATGCCAAACATCCCGGGTCAGCAGTTGCACGTCAATCCAGCCAAGCTGACGTACACGATCATCGATCCGTTGCACAAAGACACCGATCTCTGCGAACAGATCCGGTCGGTGTTGGACACGTCGGAAGAGGCGATGGTCCGGCCCAAGGCGATCCGCGGAGTGCCCCCGATTGCTGGAACGCTGGACGCCGATCGAATGAAGACGCTGTGCCGGGAGATGATCTGGTTGATAGACACCAGCTATGCCATCGTGGTCAAGGGCATGGCTCCCGGATTGAGGGACATCGAAGAACTGCCCGGCTACTTCCTGCTCAATCCGGGGTCGATCGTCGACAACAGCCAACCGGCGTACGAGAAGGATTTTGCTGCTTGGAAGCAGCAAATGAATGCGAGAGGGATATAGCATGGCAATCAAGGCCCCATCAGCGAAGGTGACAGCAGCACGAGGTCGGCGTGCGGCAGGGGCAGCAGACCGTGACGTGAGGTGGGAATGGTATCTGAAGAACGTGGTGGACAAGGTTCAGCTCACGATGAAGGCCCGCACGTCACTGGCCGCGAACTTCCTGAGAGACAAGGTCGTCCAGAACATCTCCCGTCCCGTGACCAAGGGAACAGGTCCACGTGGGGGCAGGGTGGTCACCGATCGGAGCAAGCCGGGAGAATTCCCCAAGGCTGAAACCACGCTGTTGATGAAGTCGATCTTCGCCGAGACCCGCTCGGATGGATCAGGGGGTTGCGACGGATACGTGGGAACGGTGTTGAATTATGGAGTGATCCTGGAGTTGCGGAGGAGCCGGTCTTTTCTGGTTCGCACGCTGAACGATCAGACCGAAACGATCAAGAGAATCCTAACTGGACCGATGAAGGTGTAGCATGAGTTTGGTTGGATCGGCAGAATTGCACGAAGCGATCAACACTGCTTGGGATGCCAGCAGTCTCGATGCTGAATTCACGGCATATTGGGATGCCGGTGAAGACGCCGATCATCCAGTGCTCAACGATGGGGAAGCGTCCCCTGAAAGTCCATTCCCGTATTGCGTGTATGAATTGTTCGCCGGCAACACGTCGGCGAGGATGTCCGCCGAAGGCGATTCGATCATGGAGGTGCGAGACATCCCCGGCCGGTTCACCGTGCATGCGAAGGACTCAGACGACTTGACTGGGAGGGAAGTGGCTGCGGCGTTGATGGAGAAGATCACGGCGGTGTTCGGCGGGAACCCGACGGCATCGCCATCTGCCGCGTTGTCTCTGGACAATTCCAAGCACCTGACGACTTTGTTTGTTTCGGACTTTTCGTTGCGGTCGGATGATGCCGTGTTCTTGTGGACGGTGAACTACGTGTTTCGGCTCGACGTGCCGGTGTTTGTATAGCTGGAGATGAATGACAATGGCAAACCGCTCGATCAGTTCGCCCAAGGTGGTCATGCAGATGCTGGCGACCGTCCAGAATACGATGATAGATGGGCAGGTGGCATCTGGGGCGTTGGCTGCAAGCACGTCCGACACGCTGACCAGTGGTTGCGAGGCCAATCAAGTCAATCGAGCATGGCAGTGGAAGAACAAGACGCTGCTCAACGGAAACATAATCGTCATCGACCTGTATGACTTGGCGGGGCTGGACATGGGAGCCGGCAACGGTGTCGACATCGTGGGACAGGCCCTCACGATCGAAGAGGTCGTGTGCATCAAGATCAAGAACGAGAACGCCGTGAGCGCCGCCGGGCAACTTGAAATCGTTCCCGATGGTACGAATGGATGGGACCCGATCGGTCTTCACACCGTGGTTCTCGGCAACGCACTTCGCGGCGGTGGCGCTATGATGGAGTATCAGCCGGCCGAGCAGGGGTTCGACGTCACGGATGCCGGGAGCCATCGGATCAAGCTGACGGCGGTGGGAGGTGCTGTTACGTACAGCGTGTGGGTGTTCGGTCGGTCGGATGATTTCGTCTCCTCCAGCAGTTCCACCAGTCTCAGCACATCCAGCATGAGCAGCTTGTCGAGCACGAGTCTCAGCAGCTCCAGTGCCAGCGAGAGTGAGAGCAGCATCAGCATAACGAGCAGCAGCAGCTCCATCAGCCTGACTAGCAGCAGCAGCTTGACCAGCAGTAGCAGCAGCTTGACCAGCAGCAGCAGCAGCAGCAGCAGCAGTGCGACGAGCAGCAGTTCCAGCAGCAGCAGCAGCAGCAGTGTGACGAGCA